TTAAATTTTCTCGAGCGGAATAATCTTCGCTCTCGTCTTCATTTATGTTTTTTTTTCTTGGCTTTCACCAATGCCCAACTCCAAAAGCAAGTCGGCCAAAACATCGTTAAACAACTTCATTACATCTTTGCCCTCAACCCAAACTTTTAACTCATCTAAAGCAACTGGATTTGTTGATTTACGCAAGCAAGCAACTTTGTGGCATTCGTGTAACAAAGCGTAAATATAATCCAGTTTCGGTATTGCGTTGCCAGTAAATGCCTCTGCAATTCCTAATCCTGTAAAATCCTCAAAGTTTGCCAATGACCCAAGATTTGGGTAAAAGAAAATCTCCCCTTCTTTAAAAGGAGCTGAATGGTACTTAGCCATATATTTTGTTTAGGTTGGTATAACGCTAATAACAGGAGCGCCAGCAAAGTCAAAAGTTCCTGAGAATGAAACTTGAGAGTTTCTTTCCGCAGTAATCTCAATTGAGTTTAATTGTGCGTCAACTGTAATGATTTTGTCACCTGACTCAGTACCACCAAAAACCAACTCAAATACTTTTCCGATGTCTTCCATCAAGTCAAAAGCTGAGAGGTTGGATGCTCCAGTAGATGCAAAATCTAGGTCTCCTGAGAAAGAGAAAGAGCCTGACTTGTCGCCACCTTCTAGTCTTACTCCATAATCGCCAGTGCAATCGTTTCTAACGATTACAGACTCATTGGAAATTGAAACAGAAGCGGAGGTTTTACAAACGACTGGAAGATTGTTCCACTCGAAAGTAAAGAAATTGCCTAATTGATATGTTGCCATTGCTTATTCGTTTTAACAAATATACATAAATTTTTATTTACTAAGATACTTGGAAAATATCTAGGGTATAAGACAAGATTTTTTGGTAAGCGATTTGGCTACTCCCTTGCTCAATTTGAGTTCTGCTAAAGTTTTTTGTAATGTTTATCGCTTGCAAATCGCCTGGTAATGTCAAATAATCTAAAGTCATTTTTTGTTGAATGGCATTAGAAATATTTTCAGAAAGCTTTTTACCTCCGTTACCTTGTGCAAATTTTGTAACAATATTAATTTGTACGGTTGCGTTTTGTCTAATAGAGCAATCGTTGTTTGTTGTCTCGGCTTCGTTTTGGTCTGTAATAAGGACGAAAGCGGCCGAGCCTTGGTAGTTCGCTGGATTAATGCTAGGAGGTAACTCCGTATCGTAAACGGGCAAAGTAACTCCGCTAAGAGTCAAAGGCGTGATTGCATTAATTATTGCAATTCGTATGTCCGTAGCTATTTCTCTCATCCTAAATCTTTGTTTATTTCGTTCTCAATATCCGTCACTAAGTTAGCGGTATTCCTAAAAAAGGCTGGCATTAAATAAGGTCGGCCAATAATACGGCCTTGTCCGTTTCGATAAAATCTCCTGGCAATGTCTCGAACCTCTTGCGTGTATTGTGGATTAGAAAGAATTTCTCTTGCGCTTAATCCAGTTCCAAATTCCAACCAAGCTTCAATCTCAAACACTGGGTCTCCTGACTGCACGCCAACTCTCCAAGCTAAACCGTTCTCCTCAACAACCTTGTCAATCCTTTGCTTAATGTTTAATGGTAAACCATTCCACGTACTTGGAGCGTTTCTAATTGCCTCAATCTCAATATCGGTTGCCGTTCTTGCCAAAATATCTTTTACGGCCTCAATTACAATATCCTCTTGCTTGTCTAAGTCTTTTAAAGCCGCGTCCAAGCCTTTTACAGTAACCGCCATTACACTCCAACCATGTTTATAATGTACTCTTTGTGTTGGCGCTCATCATTTAATTGTACGCCAGTTATTTTGTAATACTTGCTTTGATAATAAACCTGGTAGTTTTCGCTAGGTACAAAAGAGACACGATATTGAATTGCAATTTGGTATGTATTTGGCAATACCATTTCTCCAGCTTCCAAAGCGTTCCCAGCTCTAGTCTGTTTAACCGATGCAAACGTAGATAAGAAAGTACCTGGAGTAACGGTTGTGCCTCCAGCTCCGTCGCTTATAGTTTGAAAGGAAACAAACTGCACCTTTTGGTCGTATTTTCCAAAGTTTATCATACGAATAAGTCCGCTCTATATTTTAACTCGGTTGAAATACTAGCCTTTTGGGCGTAATATTCTTGGGCACTTAATAAATTCTGACGATAAGCAAAATCCGTTGCAATTCTTTTAAGCATCGCAACGTGCAAATCTTGTGGTAATGGATTGGAGTTATTAAATCCAGCCGTATAGGTGTAATTGGCTACCTCTGTTTCGTCCGTTGTTACATCAGCCACCCAAGGGCCAATTGGGTAAATTCTTTGGCCAGTTTTATTATCTGTTACAACAACATTTCTTTGCACATAAAGCATTCCGCTTGCCTTCTCACTTTCAATTCTAGCCGCTGGGATTAGTTCGTTAGTAATCAATGTGTCCCAATCTGAGAAATCAATTTGCATCCAGGCCTTAGCTTCTGCCAAAGTAATTGGCTCCGTTGCTACTTGGTAACTGTATCTAATGTCGAGGGGTCTTACTACGCTCATTTTTTCTTATAGTCTTGTTTATCCACTTTAATCCAAACCGCTAAGCCTTTATCTACCAAATAGGTGTCGTAGGTCTTTCCTACGGTCAATATTTCGCCTTTCTGAAAGGGAGCCAGGTCAATTAATAATTTTATCATAAAGATACTATTTATTTCATTAAATGTTTTTTCTCATTCCAAGGCTCAAAATCAGTCCAAGGTCGATAACTATGGAAAACGTAAAGCGAACGGATTAAACCAATCTTTAGGCCAAGCTCTTTAACTCTCATCGAAAACAATGAATCAAAAGCCAAACTATTTTCGACAAACTTAATTTTTTTCCAGGTCTTGTATTGAAATGCCATAAAAAACCCAGCAATGTACTCGTTAATTTCTTGCACCCCACCCCCTCCGTATGACATAGCGATATTGTAATGATTTCTAATGTTTAAATCGTTGCTAAAGGCTTTTCCATGCAATTGATGTTTTGACCTTAGCCGATTGGTATAACATCCAACCAACCCAAATTTGTATCCATCTAAAGACAAAGCATCGTTTATTCTTTTGCCCCAATCAGGAGTCAAATACAAAATATCGCCATCCTGTAAAACAATCCAATCCTCGTCGTTTGCATTCAGGCTGGCCAAGTATTCGTTGTAGGCTTTGCCAATGTCTTTGTCTAAACTAAAAGGATTTGAGTAAAATATTCTCATTTGTAGTTTACAAATTCAGGATGTTTTGAGAACTCTTCGTAAAGCTTTAAATTTATTTTACCGCTTTGTCTTCTTTCATTAATTGATAAAGACGAATCGACGGCAAAACGCCAATCTAAAACATCAAATAAATCAAGACTATTTTTTACATCCATAAATGGTTTAGGAGTTAGTCCTAAGTCATGTATTCTTTGACTGTATTCGACGTGTTCAAATCCCCACAAGCCAAATTCAGGTCTCATTCCGCCAGCTACCTGAAGACATATATTTTTTAAATAAAGCATACATCCATTAGGAGCGGTATATGTCATAAATCCTTCATGTTCACCGTTAAATCTTATTGAAGGACTATAAATGATGTTATTGCTTTTTTTATCAAAGGTTAAGCATAAATGATTGACTTGAGAATTAATGTAAGGCTTAAACCAATCATGTGTTTTCGGTCTTACATCGTCGTCACAAAGAAAAATATGGTCATGTTTGTCAGCTAATTCTAAACACTTATTTTTAGCATTAGCTATTCCAACATTTTGCTCAAACCGATAATTAGATTTTACAGGCGTTTTGGAAGCATCATCAACCACATAAATAGTAGCATTGCTTGGCAAATATTTTTCCCATTCAATTAATGTTTGCTCAAATACTTCTTTCCTGTTATGAGTTGTTAAACAGACTGCAATTTTTTCCATTCTAAGAATTTTGGATGTTCTGAAAATAAAGTTTGATTATATTTTTGATTAAATAATTCCAGCTTAGACCACATTAAATCATTTCTATCATTAATGTTTCTTTCTTTTAATGTTTGGCTGCCCAAATGATTTACTTTAGCTGAAACAACCAACATTGGAGGGACATCAATTTTCTTTAATTGCTCAACTAAGGAATTGTCAGCAAACCAAAAATCAAAATCTTCATCTAGTCCGCCAATCTCATTATATAATGTCCTTTTCATCATAAACGCCCAACCCGATAAATTCCTTCCACATTGCCAGCCTATTTCATTTTCTGTAACATCCTTTTGTCTAAAGTCAGCCATTGCAATAGGACTAACAATAGGATAGTCGGCGGCTAATAAACCATGTAGCCAGCCATTTTTAAATATTAAATCATTATTACAAAACATTACCCAGGGAGCATTGCCACGAACTGCTCCAAAATTTAAAAATTTGTTATAATTGAATTTGGAATGAGGATTGTATGTGGCTGCATTTTTATAAAATAAATTTGTCTTCTCTTCTATTACAATACAATTGACTTCCAAACCATTTGCGGATTGAATACAACTATCAATTGCATTTTGAGTCATTTTTGACCCCATTTTAGTAGCGTTTGAAATAAACACCACATCTACTATTGGATTCATATTACCTTTTCGTTTATTTCTTATGTGGGGAATATACTCTTGAGCAACGGTTGTTAAATCGCTAAAATCGTAATGATAAAGAACTTTATTAATTTTAAACTCAGACTGTAAATGTGGTTTTAAAATCTTTGCGTAACCAGCATCCTCCGCTCTTGGTAAACTTGGAAAAGAAACCTTAGTTGAAACTTCCTTTTTTATTACTGGTATGTGATTTGGCAATCTATAATAAGCCTCCTCAGTATTGTAGTCGTTAGGAAAATCTTTAGAATAGTAACAGATTTTAGGATTGTTGCCATTTAATGAAACAGAAACCTCAAAGGTTATACAATCTGCATTTGAATTAATTGCCTCTAAAATACTTAAAATGTAATCTGACTCAATTCGGTCGTCACAATCAACAAAGGAAATATATTTTCCACTTGCTAAGCTTACCATAAGATTTCTCTTATCTCCTAGCATAATGGTTTTGTTGTCAATTAAATAAATAATTTCAACCTCTTTTTGTTTATCCGCCTCCAAACTTTCTAACTGACCATAAAGCATTTCTAAAGATTTAGGCAAAAAAGTATTTCTCCTTTCAGATACTGAAGGAACTAGAATTGATAATTTAATATCGCTCATAAGTTTGCCTAATTAGATTTCGCCGCAAGGCCTACAATTTTTCTTAAAATATACCTCACATGAGGTTCCGTCGGGATTGCTTGGCTCATCATTAAAGTAAATTTGAGACTCGCTAGGCTTTGCAGTAAAGCGCTGGCAAGTGTTTTTAAGTTTGCATCTTTGAGGCTTACACATCGTAAATGTTGCCATATCTTATAATTTATTTTAAAGTAAATGATTTTGAACGGGTTAAACAAAAAAAGGCGGGAAAAATTCCCGCCCTTTTACACTAAACACAAACACAAAACACTATTAAGTAGTTTCAAGGATAGCCTTTGCAGCTGCAAAAGTTCCTTTAACCAATACTGGAGTATCGTTAGCAGAGATAAACTGCACCAAACGCTGCTCAATTCTTACAGTCTTCAAGTTATCGATAAAGTCATCGCCTGACTCTCCAATAGCTACTTGCAAACCGCTTCTCAAACGTACGTTGATAACTGAAAGGTCACCACCTACGAAGTTAGCAGCAGTTCCAGTCAAGGCGTTAGTTGGGATAATGTTAACACCCCAAGCAGTAATTCCACCTTGTGCGTTGAAAGTAACGCCAGCTGGCAAGATATATTGCTTGTCCCCATCCTTCTCAGAAAGCATCAAGTGATATTGTCCAGTCTCAACGAATACGCCAGTAGCAGTTCCGTTTGCAGCTCTTACTTGAGCGATGATTCCGTGGATAACATCCCAGTTAGTAGCAGCCTCAACACCACCAGCCATTGAACCGCCAGTAAATGTGGTAGACTTAGAAAGCAAACCAGCAAGTTGTGGAGATGTACCGTTACCAGTAAACAATTGGTTTTCAATTACAGTCTCAACACGCTTTACTCCATTGGATTGAATGTAAGAAGCCAAGTAAGCAGCATCTTCCAACATTTCCATGGAAACCTTCATGTGTACACCAATCTTCTCAACCTTAGCTCTCTGCTCTTTGTATTGAACATCAAGTTGGGTTTTCTCAACACCTTCGCCAATCATTACTGGAGTTCCCTCCTGGTCGTACTCTTCTACCCATACTGCATACTGAGTTCCGATTGCTCCTACGCTTGCGTTAGCAAGGTAAACCAACAAACGCTGACGGATAGGAGAAACAACACCTGTAAACTCAGAGATTGTAACTTGTCCTGAAGACGCTTCGTTAGCGATTGTAGAAGCTAGAGTAATAGTTCCAACTGCTTTCTCGTTGATTTCGAATACCAAAGGAGCCTTTAGACGAGCGTTAGGCTCAGACTTTAGACGCTCGATTTCAGCTTTCACAGGAGCGTAAGCCTTCATGAAAGCGGTTTTGAAATCTTCGCCGCTTACTTCTTTGTCAACTGCATTTTTCTGCATTGCAATGTCCAACTTATCAAGTTGCTTTTGCATTTCTGCTGCCTCTTCTTTGGTTACTACACCAGCAAAAGACTTCAATAGGTTTTCAGCCTTTTCGAAAGCTTCGTTTGCTTTCACCTCTGCATTGCTAGCCTTTGCCTTTAGAGCCTCGCCAGCCTCTGCGATTACCGCTTTAACGGCATCAATTGTTAGATTTTCCATGATTCAAATTGTTTTTTAAGTTCGTTAATTGTTATTATTTCGACCGCTTCGGCTTCTTTTATCTCTAAAGTAGGCTCGGCTGGCTTTAGAAATTCCAAAAGTGATTTAAGTTGATTTTCTAGTTTTTCAAGGGTTTCATCTGTTGCATCTGATGTCTTTACAAACTTCTCAAGTCTGCTAAGATACTCGAATGCGTCCGCTTCGCTTTTTAGGTCAATAAACGTGGTTTCAGGATTAGCACCCAAGAATTGGACTGCGCTACCTTCGTACATCATTACCTCCTTAATTAGGTTTGCTTTGGCCTCCTGGTCGAACTGCTCTTTTATAGTTCTAAAACCAAACGAATGCTGGTTGATTAGCTCGCTTTCAATCATCTTTTGAAAGTCTTGCCCAGCTGCATGGCTACCAATTTTAGCCTCGTAACGCAAGCCTTTATTGTCTTCGTAAAGATTGGTTATTTTTGCGACAACCTTGTTTTTATCGTGGTCTAGTAAATATTTGATTAACTGCTTGCCTTGAGGGCCACGCTCCATTACAGTCTTGGTAAACGCTCCTGGCTCGATTACATCGCCGTCGAGGTCTTTGTTACCGAAAACGGCAAAATAACCCGAAACAATTCCTTGTTTCATGTCGCTATCTGTAAAGCCTTGGTTTAATCCTTTTTTTACAAAACCCATATCGCTAGTCTTTTCTAATTCCTTTATTTTATTTCTACTCCAAACTAATGCTTCTTTGCCTCCCCAAGCGTCATACATTAAACGACCGCAACCATCTTCATAAGAGCTTGAGCTTTGCAAATCAACCTCGTGACGGCTTAAATACGAAAACATCCTTTTAATCGTATCAACTGACACAGGCTTGCCGTTTGCAAGCTGGTTGGCTCTTTGCTTACCTACTGGCGTTCCGCAAGGCCCCCAACCGAACTCATCAACATATTTTAAAACCTTTCTAGCGTTGTTTTTGACCGCCTCGGGGTAATCGGAATACGTTTGCTCGGCTTTGTCTAGCATTGCTTATTCGTTTAGACAAATATACAAATAAAAAAAATTAGGAAACAAAAGGCGGAAAAACCAAAAGTTAAGGATTTAAAATTCTTATTGTTTCCTCAGATAGAATTAAGGTAAGCCACTCAGTATCGTTTGGCAATCTTATTTCATAAGAATTTACTTCATCAAAAATTTCTTGAGCTAATTTTGCGGCTTTATCAAATTCTAATTTTGATTGTAAAGACTCAATTTGTTTTGTCCAAATATTTATTTGTTCTATATCAATCATTAATTAGCAATTTTAATGGTTTTAAAATCAACACCTATTTCTGTCAAATACTCTAAAAATGCTTTATAAACCTTAGGATGCAATTTTTTCAATCTATCATTATCATAAACGTATGCTGCAAATGTTTCAGCAAAAAACTCTAGTGAATTTGATTTTCCATAATGAGTAGGAGCATCAAAAATACTTAAATTATTTTTTATATATACCTTTTCCCAAATTGTTGAGCCACCTTTATTCCCATCTCTATCAAAATCTTTAAATGCTTGTAATAAATGAGCTGATTCGTGAGTTATCGTTGGAGCTAAATGATTTTGATTAGGAGAACTTAAAGACCATCTTGAATAATTGCCTAAAATATCTTTATAAGCATATATTTCATTTTTTTCATCAATTACAACTTCTATATCTTTTTTACCTTTTCTTTTTATTTTATCATATTTAAAGCCATTAAACTTTACTAAATCTTTAATTTCATCATTACTTGTTAAAGCGTCAATTCTTTTAAATTCAACAATAGATTGTTTTGTTACTGAAATATTCATGAATTTGCCTCTCATATTAGCATTTCCCAATTCATTTCCCATTGCACCTCCAATCCTTAAACTAGATGAGTTTAAAAATTCACCCATTCCAAGAGTCCTATTTGCAAAAGCTCTTGAACCATCTGCGGTTTTATCTTTGCTTGTTCTTAATGCCAATAAAGAATTATTTTTATTCATTTGCTCAGTAACTCCATCAGCATATTGTGCAATCGTTTTAACTTTATCGTTTAGTGATTTAGATTGTTCACTTGCAATTAATGAATCAGATAAAACTTGATTTTGGTTAAACAAATCATTACTTGCTTGCGCTTGTATTGTTTGAGTTGCAATAACTGGCAAAGTATTATTAAATGTATCAGGAAAATTCCTTCTAGCATAAGCCTCGGAAATATAGACCACAACGCAACTGCAATTAATTGTTTGAGCCGCCCCCCCCTTTTGGTCGCCAGGCTTGTCCATGAATACCTCCACTCCTTTAGTCGTAAAGACAAAAGGTTGGTCTGCTCTTATTGGTTTGTCTTGTGCCTGGATATGTTGAAATCTTGGCTCTCTTGAACCGCCATGTATCCATAACTTCCAAAGAGTTGTACCTGTTTGTTTCGCCCAATCCTCGGCCGAACGCTTCTTGCCTTCATTGTAAGCTCGTGTTGATTCAGTCCTAGCAATTGCCCTGGCTCTTGCAATGTTTGGTATTTGCTCAAGTAAAAGTTTCTCCAGCTGGAACGGGTTTAAACCTTGCTCAATTCCTTCGCCAAGTATCTTTTGGATTTGTTCTAAGGTGTTATCATTTACGCCAGTTATTAGATTTCCAAGGTTTTGCAAAACCCAGTCCTTAATCCATTCTCTCCAGGTATTTAAAAAGAAATCGTCGGGAACGTAAGCCTTTTCTCGGTTGTCTTGTCTTATTCGATTAAACTCTTGCTTGGCCGACTCAACAAAGACAGTTTGGTAAAACTTAATATAAGCCTCTTGCATTGGCAAAGGCGACGGATTTGGCTTGGCTTGTAGCTTTAAAGCCGCCGTAAATATCTTTATCCCAAGGCGCTCGTATTTCTTTAGGTCAGATTGTGCCGACCTTCTAACCTTGGAATAATTTATAAGCTTCATTTTTTACGCTGGGAAATCGCTAAAATCCGTTTGTGCATTTCCTAAAGCCTCATCGCTTGGAATTACGTTGCTAGGTATCCAATGCACGTCCATTGCTGGGTCTTCGCTAGCGTGCCAGTTCAATAGGCTTCTAACCTCATTTCCTGTAAAGTATGGAGATTTGCCGTATGTATCCAGTATAACTTGGACATCGGGTTGCAACTCACTAAAGCTGGATATATCGAAATCAATAACGTAATCCATGCCATAAGACTTGCCAAGCCATTGCGTAAATTTCTCCTCAATCATTTGAAGTTGCGGCATAATTACATCGGTAACCAAAGCCTTTTGTGCGCCTTCCAAATTAGCATAGGTTGCGTTAGATGTAAACAAAACAGGGTTAACTCCCCAAAGACCGCAAAGCGTTTGCAAATCCATATTTTGAGAGTTGATAATATCCATCGCAACTGGAGACAATCCGATTGCATCGTAACGCAAAGGAATAGAAGACGCGACGATTTTATTAATGTTTTTATTGCCGTTTATCCTCTCATCTATCCGCTCGTCCATCTTGGCTCTTTGGTCAGGGGACGGCCAAAACTCAGGGTTTGTGATATTTGGCGAAATAATGCCTTTGGCTCCTCCGTTTTGGAAAGTCTTTTGCTTTGCATAGGTCGCCTCGTTATTGGCTTGTAAGGTTGTTAAACCAGCCAAGAGAGGTGGCATTCCACGCAATTGCGCTCCGTTTAAATCCCAAGTTAAATTGGTTGTTTTTATGTGTAATACCTGGTCAGCTGGTATCTCAATATTTTGGTCTCCAATTATTAATTTATAGCCTCGTACTGGCTCGAATAAACTACCAGCCACAATCTCAACATAGTTAGACGGCAAAACATACATCTCCTTTATTTTGCCCTTATTAAGGCCCTCAGATGGAGCAAATCCGTAAACGAAAATTTCACCGCTAGTATTGTACCACGTTAGCATTGAATCAAGAAACTCGCTCCAAGTTTGCATTGGATTAGGGTTTTTAATTAGCTGGCTTACTGGGTCGGTATAACTTACATCCTCAAGCTCCTTCTTTCTAAATGCTATGCTTTGCAATCTGTTAAGCTCCTTCGAGTTGTACTTTCCGCCTCTGTATTTCTTGCTTCCTTCGCTCTCTTTGTAAACGTAGGTCGGGCACTGCTTGCCTTTCTCTGCTATCTTTCTAATGATTGAATAAACCAGGGCGTTACCTTTGTAGCCTTTGTCAATAAATGTCTGTTGATTTGAATCATACCAAACAACAAGCGTAGAGGCCGTAAATTGCCCGTAAAGTATTTGATTGAGGAGATTTACATCGGGATAAGTCTTTGTTGGCATGACTTGTGGCGTGATGTAATTCTGAAGAGCCTTTAATAGCATAGCATATTCGTTTTAACAAATATACCTATTTATTTTTTTCTAAAAATGCAAGTCCATAAAACCAAATTACAACCATAACAACCCGAGCTAACCAATGCCAGGTAAGGGGATTAAAATCCAAGGTCACAAATACGATTAATAGATAAGTTATAAACATCAAAATAAGCGAGGCAATTGTTTCTTTTGTCATATTGAGAAAGTGAATTTTGAGCCTAATAATAGTTCGGTAAATCCCCAAACAAGCGCGTCCACGCGGTCAGGCGATTTGCCTTTGTCAGGGTCAAAAGTAATCATTTGATTTTCTAAGATTGGAAATTGGCCAATATGATAAATTTTATTTTGCTCATAAAGCGAATATATAGGCTCAGCTCGAACGTACTTACCCTTTGTTGCATTTACAAGTTTTATTCTTGCGGTCGTATTTTGCGACCGCAAAACGCTTTCGACCATATCTCCTCCCATGTTTTTCTCGGCAACTATGCAATCGGCGTTCCAGCGTTCAAATGCTTTAACGGCAACCGATGCCCATTGGCTTGGTGAATACTTGCCGCTTAAATCCTCCAATACATAACCGTTTCCAATCGAGTCTTTAGCACAAACAATTATCCCTGTTTCGTCAGAGTCTAAGTTAGCCGAGGCCGCTGGGTCAACCGATACAACAATGCGCTCTAATTGTGGAGGATTAGCCATTCTAAGGCGTTCTATTATTTGCCTATTCCACAACATCCCTTCAGCGTCTTCGAGCCAATGGCCAAGGAATAAATGATTGTAGCGGTGTAGGTTTTCAGTTCTTGTCCTTTCAGCCTGGTCGATAAACGACTGGCTTAAATTACGCTGGTTATCTAAGTAAGTAGTATGAATGTAGCTTGTGTCGTTTCTTTGATTCTTTACGAATCTGCTATAAATCCAATGAGACTTAAAACTAGGGTTCATTACCAAAATAACGCGGTTTGGCTTGTTTACGGCACGAATAGAAAGGTCGATTCGGTCGAATACATCTTCGTCCATTAACTCCTCGGATTCGTCAAGAATAAAGGTTGTAACTCCAGCAATAGATTTAAGATTTGCAGTTGCCGTGCCTTGGCTGGTCTTTATTCCACGAAATAAAATCTTTGAGCCAGTTGCCTTGTTTATAATCTCGCTTTGGGTAATCTCAAAGTCCTCTGCTTTATTCATCAACTCTATTTTGTCAATAAATTCAGGTATAATCGAAATAAAAGCTGAGGTCAAAGTCCAACGGGTAAAGAGAATAACGTGTCCCTCTTCGTAAGTAAGATTTAAAAGGAACATCGAAAGAGTCCAAGACTTTCCCGAACCACGACCTCCAGTTATTAGATAATACCTCGTTTTAGGTTGGTCTAAAAAAAGAGGCTGGTATTTATCAATTAATTGGATTTTATCCATTCGATTGGCGGTGTTACTTTTTCGCCTTGAGTTGTAACGTCAATTGATTGCTTAGGCATACCAAAGCGGTAATTTAACCAAGTCTTGATTGCTTGAATGTCGCCGTCTTTGCATCTGCTCCAAAGCGCTTTCCAAGCCTCTTCAGGAACTGCTATTGCGTCCATCTGCTCGATAATTTTAATCTCGTCGGCCTTTGGCCTCCTGCCGCCTCCTGGCCTTGCTCCTCCGTGTCCGTTGCTCATTTTGCAAAAATTTGTTTATTCAAGTCAAAGGTATAAAAAAAACCTTGCCCGATTGAGCAAGGCTTTCCAGTTAACACTAACCCAAAACTAACTATTTAAGTGTAATTACCTCGCCAGTCTTATTGCCAGCAAAGTCGCAAAGTACTCCATTCCATTCAAAGCGTACTTCTTTTTCTCTAAGTTGATAAGCGGCCGCCAGCGTTCTAATTTGCCTTTGTACAAGCTCGATTGTCTCAAACTTGCCTTTCCCTTTATTCGACCAAGGCGACCATTGGCCGTCCCTTAGTCGGTAACGAATCTCTAGCGAATAGTCAGGCTTTGAAATCGGGTAACCTTTAGGCATCTTTTCGCTTTATTACTACCTCCAAACCAATCTCTTCACAAATCTTTCGCAAGTTTAAAAGGCTTATTGACTCCAAGCCATTCTCAACGTGGTTTATTGGTGCATGACTCAATCCAATTTTCTTGCACAAATCCAGCTGGTTATAGCCAGCTTGCTTCCTTGCTTTCTTAATTAGTAACCCTTCGTAAATGCTCATTTGCTTAATCTTTACGCAAATATAAGATTGCGATTTGATTCCAAGTTAAAACCAAGATTTTTGTTTAAAACGGCACTAATTTATAAATGCCCATGTGTATAAACTCCTCCCCTTTTTTTACCAGGCATTTGCGAACGTTTAACTCGAAAACGTTTTTATCGTTAAAACCGTATTTCTTTTGCGCAATGTCAATAAGCAATTTAACTGGATTGTCTAGGTCACTTGCCTTGTTGCTAAAGCCAAAGAAAAACTCAATCCTTAACATTTGGTTTGGGTCAATTTCGGCTTTTGGCAACATAAATGAAATCGTCCGCTCATAATGCTTATAAGCTTCGGTTTTAAAGCGTTTGCCTTGCCAAGCTTCGTTTACGCTTAGCGGTTTTTCGTTTAATTTAAATTGTATCATTTGCAGCGTTGGTAAATCCATGACCAAGCCAAAGTCCACAAAGCTAAGGCAACCATAAATAGCAGCAAACTAGAAACCTTTAGCAAAGCCAGTAGGGTAATACCTACTAGCGCTGCAAAGATTGCGTACAAATCGTTTTTTTTCATTTAGAAAGGTAAGTTATCGTTTTCGACAATGCGTTTCTCTGTCGGCTTGTTTGCTACCTGTACAGGCTTCCAGTCGTCTACCTCCAAGTAATGCGTTGCTTTGCCTTCAACTTTCTCTTGCTTTTCCTTCATTACTAGGTTAACCCATTCGGTATCGTTGGCGTTTAGGTATGCCAGTAGCTTTTCTAAATCGCTACGGCTTTGGCTAATCTTTGTCATTGTGCCAAATTTTGTTTGGATAATCTTTGCGTTTCCGCCGTAAATCTTGCTCATAATTGTTTTGGTTATATTAATTTATCTAAATCCTTGTTTTCTCTAATTGCCTGTAAAATAAACAATTTCCAAATTTTGTTCTTGGTCTTGGCTCCAACGCTGGTCTCGTCTACATATCTAACCGTCAAGCGTAACTCCTTGCGGACGTCGTTCTCCATCTCTTCCACGTTAAACTCCCAAGGCTTCAAAATTCCTTTTTCTTGGAACTTATTAAACCAGTTCATGCCCCATTCTGCAATGTCTCGGCAAAATCCTGTTTCCTTGGCATACTGGTAATTATCTCGAAATATCTGTTTACCAACCTCAATCCAGTAGGCAATCTCTTCGTTGCTGGGTTCGCTTTCTTTGTTGTTTAAAGCTTGAACTTCTTGAACGATTTGGCTTTGGTGGTGCGCATAATATTGATTAATCCAAACGCTTACTGTCTTTTCGTTAACGTGGTAAAAATCCCCGTACTGCCCCCTCATTCCAGCGTGCAATATGTAGTCAACTCTTGCCTCTGTCATCCAGCCATAAGAGCCAAATAACTTGCTGAGGCAACCAAGTAATTCGTTTGCCTCTTCCTTTTTGTATTCCTTAAATTGTTTAAGGCCACAAACAAACTCCATTTTTCGAAGGTGCGTTAAAATTATCTCATCCATTTTTTAGTAATTTTTGTTTTTGTAAATCCTCGTAAAGTTCGTCAAAGACGTTTTTTGTTTTGCTTTCTTTTTTTGGTACTGGGTTGCCTCTTTTAACCCAATTAAAAAAATGCTCCTTGGCAAGCTTTTCGTTTTCTTTAAAATCAGCCTTTAAGATACATTCTTGCCTAAAGGTATTCAAATGGTTTTTAACTTCTGTTAAATCGGCTTTCCAGTTAATTGCTAATCCTTCCAACCAAATGTTATTATTCCATAATCGACGAAAAATCGCATTATGTGAATCCTCATTTACTTTGATTTCTTTTTCTTTAATTTCTTTTACTTTACTTTCCTTTAATTGCATTGCATCCGCATTGCGTTCGATATGCGTTCGCATTGCGTTCGCATCAATATCACGATTCCAGCGTTTTTTGGCCGATTCTCTAGCCTTTTCTGAGCGCTCTTCCTTTAATTCCATACGCTTTAATAGGCTTTCAGACCAAAAATATTGCTCGTCTAATTCGAATAAATCAAATTCATTAATTAGTCTTTTTATGCAATCTTCATGCGTTTGCAATGCGAATGCAATGCCTTTGTAATGCGTTCGCATACGAAAGTCGCTTTCGTTCCTTAGCATTTCAATTATGGCCCAAAAAAGACCGTAACCCTCCCAACCCATTTCCATTCTTAGCTGGAGAATCTTTGGGTCATCTTTGGCATTTGAATCGTGGGAAAAGTAATAAGCTTCTTTTTTCATAATAAATAAAAAAGCCTGCCAGGTAGGAGTCTGACAGGCTAGGTTTAATTAACCTATGGAATCATTTTTGGCTCCTACCTCAAAAATGATTCAATATTCGAATATCGAATTTTTTTTATTATCCAACAAGTGAACGCTTCTTTAGTTGAAAATAAATACAACCGTAGGATAGTCCCATTTCTTGAGCAATGACCTTAATTTGTTTTCGGTCTCGCCAGCCTTCAAAGATTAACTCTTTTTCGTGTTCGGTTAAATTGCGGCCTCTCATACTAAATCTTTTATTTTAACAAGCACGCCAACGCTGGTGTTGTTGTCTCCACCTCTTACGTTTGGTCTTGCTTTTCCTTCGTCTACTAATTTTTTTACAAGCATTTTAAGTTCGTCTGTTTTAATTACAATTGCTTTAAAATCTGCGATTTTATAAACCCAATAATCGGCTTGAGTTGTGGCAATGCCTGAAAGTTTACCTCGGCTTTCGTATTCAATGTAAATGTTTCCAGTCCTTGCAGACATTCGGTCGGTCTTAACCTCAAATTTGGAATTACTTACAATGTTGTGAAACCAAGTTTCTCCCTCGACAATGCCATACTCTAAGTCGTATCTAAAATCGCTATTAAACTCCACGCTTTAAAAAGTAGCGTGCAACCCTTTTACCATTCTCAAGGGTAACCATGTCGGTTACCACGTTTAAACCTTTGTCTCTAAGGTCTGCAATCCTTGCGGCTAGTCTGAAGCATCCAAACTGGTTTAAAGCTTCTAGCTGGGTCAAGGAATAGCCGTTTAATAGCCATCCCTTTATTAGTGCGTTTTGTGAGTCTGTGCTTGTCATTAGTTCATTAATTTTTCTATTTCTAAAGTTGCATCAGTGTATACTTGACGAAATTCGTATTCATTCAATGGCTCAATTTCATTTTTTGCCCAAAAGTCTGCGTGCCATTTAATCAAATCAATTTTGATATAGGCATAAATGAACAAATCAGGTAAGTAATTAGGGTTTACAACTAGTACGTCATCGTCGTTTAAAATCATGTAATGAAAGTCTAATATTTTAAAATACTTAGGCACATCAATTTCAAACTCTGTTACTTTGGTTGATTTAATTGTGTAAAAATTCATAGGTGTTTGGTTTTATTGTTGCATTAATTTAATGCCTAGCATATAGCCAAGCGCAAAGATGGGTGACATTGCTACAATGAAGTAGATGATTTTGCCTGTAATTTGAAGTGCTTTTTTCATAGGTGTTTGTTTAAATGTTTAGCAATATTAAATATAATCTAAGAAATAAAAAAGATTTTATATCTTTTTCTCAATCATGTTTTTAGCCTCAGCCACATCCAGCAACTTCTTAACCTTTCGAAATTCTAGGTTTTGGTCTTCTGCTATTTCTCGGCAACAATAGCCGTAAGTTGCTAAAGTTAAAATCCTACTAATTTGATGGTCGGTTAAAATTTGAAATATGTTTTCGTCCATCAATTTGCGAGGGTAAATCTCGTGAAGCTTCATCTTGGTATAAAGTAGGTAACCAACTTTTTGGTCGTCTAAGCCGAGCGTTTTGGCTATCTTTTTTCGGGTCAATCCCTCCAGGTAAAGGGATTTAATTTGCTGGGTTATCTCATCAAATTCCATAGTCTTTCGAATGTTTCGTTAAAAGGTAATTTCTCTTCATTAAATGTGGAGGCGACACCTCTTGGAGCTAGGTCTCCAGGGCGTTGTATAAACTTGCCTAAATATGTGTAATGCGTCATTTTATTTATATGTTTCGTTGTAAAATTTTTCTGAATTGATTTCTCCAACATCGGAATATTGAATATCTAAGTCACAAGCTCCGCATCGGTAAGCATCTTTTATTTGCCTTTTTTCCTTTTGTTTTGCTTCTTTTAAAATCATTTGCCAGGTAAATTTGTCTTTGTGAATACCCCAAAGTTTTTCAAATAGGTAATCAACCGCAGTTTGTTTCATTTAATTTGAAGATTAAAGTTTTCGATTAGTCTTGCGCCAGTAATATTTTCGCCGCGCTTTATGGCTTCTTTAATTGCGACCTTGTCAGCGGTTACCACATTTTTAATGTTTATAAACTCGCTAGGTAAAGCCTCCACGATGTCTACCTCGACAGACTCGCTACGGCGCAAACTAAGTTTGAATAAAGGACTTTCTATTTTGTCGATGGCACTTACAAGCATCGCTTCCCTTACTGCGTCTTTAAGCCTTGTAATGGCTCGCTCTTTACTTTCTTTCATTGCTTTTAATCGCTTTATTTCTTGGTCGATTGCGTCGCTATCGCTTTGAATGTTTGCAATTACCTTGGCGTAATTATTAACCTTTACCTCCATCTTTTCTTGGTTAATTATCAGCATTGCCTCCAACTCAGGCGTTAACTCTTCGGTTTCCAATAGGGAGGCTAACTCTAGAGCCTCCCTTGTTATTTCATATAAGTTTGCCATTATAGTAATCCGTCTAAAGTGTCCTTTTGGTCTTGTGTTAATTCGTATTTAGTCAAAGCATCTTTGGCTTGTTTGCGCTGGGCATCGGTTCCGTTTAGGTAGCGAACGATGTAGGCAAACTGCTCGTCTGTCGGCTTGGTTTTTACAACCGCTGGCACTTGGCGCACTGGTCTAGTTGCAGCCTCTCCATCGTCATCACTAATTGCTAGGTTTAAAATGCTTGTAATAGCGTAACGTCTAGCGTAACTAATTGCCGAGCCTTGCGCTTGTGGGTCGTTCTGTCTAACCACTTGCAATGTGTAGGTTGCTGAAATGTACTCGCCACTCTCTGCGTGAATTAGCATTGTGGTAAGTCCATCTCCGTTTGGAAACTGGCTAAGAATTAAACCAGCCTTTTCTAGCGGTTCGCTAACCTCTGTAATAATGTGAGGCAAGCTGGCGTAATTGGACTTGAAAAATGGATTCTTAGCATCTTTGCTAATTTTCCCAACCATCGCATGAAACTTGGCTAAGCCTTGCGTTAGGTTTGTGATACTCTGTGATTTTTTCATAGGTGTTTGTTGTTTAAAGGTATCTTTCAATTTCAATTTCTAATTCTAGCAAAATGCTTGGCGTTGGAATCACGTCAATTACATCATCGGTCGCATCGTCATAATAAGACAGGCTATTAGTATGCAGTATTTGAATTTCTGTTTCGCCATATCCTGGCGCCCATTCGCTTTCGTCATCGCCGCAGCTGGTAACGATGTAATCGCCTTGCCAAAGGTATTCGTGGCCCTCGTAAATGAAATTTACTTCTTTGTCGTAATGTGTTTCTGAATCGTAATTCATAGGGGTTTTATTAAAAATATTTAAATCCATTAATTTTATCATTTACA